TAATGACAGATCATGGAATGGTTCGTTCTAGAGTTCCTTTATCCGAAATTTATACAAAAATCCCAACAAACGATATACCCTTTAATTTTAAACAATTATGGGATTGTTTTAGTGAAAACGTTTCTGTTATAGAATATAATTTTTTAGCTTACCATAGAGCACAAGTTGTTTTAAGAGATGGAAGTAAAGTTTGGGGAACATATCTATTTACAGTAGATTGGTTTAATAATCCTTATAGTGATGAACCCACAGACTATAAATGTGGTCATATATTTGAATCAGATGAAGGTTATTTATTATGTATGCCAAATAATAGAATTTTTTGGAAAGATTCAAATTGGGTAACTAAACCACTTCCCGAAAATTTAAAACAATTTAAAGTAGATACTGAATTACCTTCTGTAGAAAACCAATCAGATAGATGGATAACTGAAGATGGAAATTCATTTTATTATGATATGAATGAGACCCTACACTGATTTAGAAGTCACAGACAAATACGTCATTAGAGAATTTGATGATAACATTGACCCAATAGAATTATTGTGGCATCGAGATGATGAAAACAGAACAGTTGAAATAATTGGAGAAACAGATTGGAAGTTACAACTTGATAATCAATTGCCGACTTCTATAAATGAACCTATATTTATACCAAGACATGAATGGCATCGTGTTATAAAAGGAACAGGAAAGTTAAAACTAAAAATACATAAAGACTGATTCATAGCCAGTCGCCCGTAAGGGATAAAAAACATGGAGCTGTGGCCCACCTTAAAAAGTGGGCTACTTTTAGTTTGGCTTTAAATGTAAAGAATGATATATTAAAATGTTAAATATGGCAAAGAAAATTGTAATCGTAGGAGCAGGTGTAGCAGGTGTAAATGCTGCTACTAAATTAGTTGACAATGGTTATCCTGGAAAAGACATTACCATTATTGATATGGGTAATGATCCTTATAACAGAAAACCTGAAGAAGTAATGACTGGTTTCTTAGGAGCTGGTGGATGGTCAGATGGTAAATTAACTTATCATACAGCAATTGGAGGACAATTATCTAAGTATGTTGGTGAGAAAAAAGCCATGCAATTAATGGATGAAGTAATTACTAATTTTAAACGTTTCCATCCTAAACCAGAAGAAGTACAATGTTCTAATCCAGAAGAAGAACCAGAGTTTATTAAGCCATATTTTGGTCTTCGTTTGTTTCCTGTATGGCATGTTGGTACAGATTATCTACATGAGATTGGAAAAAATTGGTATGATTATTTAGTATCAAAAGGCATCAATTTTATTTGGAATGAAAAAGTATTCAAAGTTGACTTTGAATCAAATTTAGTATATTGTACTCATAAAGGTAAACAAGGAGAAAATGCTATTTCTTATGACCAATTGATTTTTGGTGTAGGTAAATCAGGTATTGATTTTGCTCAAGAAATTCAAGATGAGTATCAATTAGAAACAGAACCTAAATCAGTTCAAATCGGTGTTCGATTTGAAGCACCACAAAAACACTTCCAGAAACTAATTGACATCAGTTACGATTTTAAATTGTATCGTAAATTTGAAAATAAAGGAGTATCACTTCGTTCATTCTGTACAAATAATAATGCGGCTTATGTTGCTGTAGAAAAAACTTATGGTGATAACAGTTATAATGGTCATGCTAAAAAAGATAAAAAATATAGAAATAACATGACTAATTTTGGTATCTTGATGGAAATTCAAGGTGTTAAAAATCCATTTGAATGGTCACGTAATGTTGTAAATAAATGCCAAATCAAAGGAAAAGGTTTGTATTACTCTCCTTCACGTACTGTTTCTCAAACATCTGAAGGTAATCAAGTAGAGGCTTTCCAAATTGGTTTAGAAGAATTAAGTGAAATTAAAAAAACATTCCAAGGTTATTTTGATTACATTACTGACTTTATTGATGATATGAAAAAAGTATTCCCAACATTAGGTGATGATTGGGGTATTTATATTCCTGAAGTAAAATATTTGTCACCTGAACCACTTGTTTATGATAGTGATTTAGCTCTTATTGATTATCCAAATGTTCACTTTGTAGGAGATGCTTTATCAGCACGTGGCATTACAGTTTCAGGAGCTCAAGGTATCTTATCAGTTTCTAAAATTCTAAAACCAATAGAAGACGAATGGGATAATCATATTGGTGACGTTATTCAATGGCGCTAGTTTGGAAACCTATAAAAAAGATGTTATATTAATGATTATGAATGACAAGTATAAACAATCGAAGAGACTTAGAAAAGCAGACGGAACTATTGCTTATGTGTTTGACGGAAAACTTCATAACTGGGAAGGACCAGCTTTAATTCCTGAAGGTAATGAGCGTAAACGTGAATATTATCTTCACGGTATTCAATACACTGAAGAAGGTTGGAAAGAAGCTCGTCGTAATCGTGAAGGTTTGCCTTGGTACAAGACATCTATGGGTCAAGCAGGACAAAATAGAAACTAATTATGAAAATAGGTTTATGTGGAACAATGAGTGTAGGTAAAACTACATTAGTAAATGCTTTAAAGGAATTACCTGAATTTAAAGATTACAATTTTGCTACTGAACGTTCAAAATATCTTCGTGATTTAGGTATTCCATTAAATACTGATTCAACATTAAAAGGTCAAATTATATTTTTAGCAGAACGTGCTGCTGAGTTATTACAAGAAAATGTTATTACTGATAGAACAGTAGTTGATGTGATGGCTTTTACTAAAGCAGCTGAATCAATTAATTATTATGAGGCTGATGCTTTTGATGAATTAGCTCGTAATTTATTACATGAATATGATTATATATTTTATGTATCTCCTAATGGTGTTGAAATGGAAGATAATGGTGTTCGTGAAACTGATTTAAAATATAGAGATTTAATTGATTTTATTATTGGATTAAATTTACAAAGAAATAAACATCGTATTAAAAAACTCACAACATTATCAGGTACCACTGAAGAACGTATAAAAACCATTAAAGAAACAATTTTTGGATAATATTTATAATCATGAAAGCCTCTGAGTTAAAAGCAGAAATTAAAGAATATATTGTAGAAATTTTATCTGAAGAAGATAAAGATGAAGTAGTAGCTAAAGGTGAAGGCATTGAAATTACTAAAGCTCAAATGGATAAACTTCATGCTGGTCAAACAATAAAATTACCTAATGGCAGTACTTTAACCTTTATTAAAGAAGAAGATGAAGATAGAGAACCAACTAAAGCTGAACTTGAAAAAGAAAAAGTAAAAGGTGCTCCTTCTAAATTTAAAGTGCCAACTGACCAATTTGAAGATTTTAAATCAAAATTAAAAACTTTAGTTGGTAAAATTAAAGATATGGAAAAAGGAGAAGCTAAAGATAAAAAAATGGCTGCCTTAAAACAATTTATTAAAAAACCTGAATTAGTTAAAGCGTTTAAAGAAAGAGACGTTAAAATTGATACAGGTGGGTTAGTAGGATAACATGAAAAAATACATTATTCAAGGGGTTATAGTTTGGGGAGCTATAGGGTTGCTATGGCTTCTTTTCACCTATACTGGTTTAAAAAAATCAAGTAAAGAAAAAGAATATCAAGCAAAAATTGATTCTCTTCAGATTGAAATAGGCTTGAATAAAGCAAAAATTGATTCTTTATCATCAGCAAAACTAGTCTTAGACTCATTAGTAGCTATAGATAAAGCTAAGTTAAACGAAGTTTCTAAAAAAGCAGAAACTTATAGAAAAAAATACAATGAAGAACATAATCGTCTTATTGATATGTCTGATGATGATATCATCAGCGAGTTCACAGCAGCGTTCCAGTGATTCAACTGTAGTAGTTCCTATTAAAGCCTTAAGGAATGCTATGTTAATGAAAGTCTCCTATGATAATTGTAGGAATGAACTTGAAGTGTCTAGAGATTCTATTCGTATTCAAGATAGTATTATTAACAACCAGGATGAAACTATTGTAAATTTAGTACATCAAACTGAAGTTTATAAAGCTAACAAAAGAAATTATGAAGAAGTTGTAGAAAATAAAGATAAAATAATTGAAATTAAAGAGGAAGAAATAACAAAGTTAAAAGCTACAGTAAAAGGAGCTTGTGCCGCTATTGTATTAACTACTGTTAGCTTTGTCTTAATCTTACTATGAGTCAACCTGATTTAAAGAAAATAATAAGAGAAGAATATATTAAATGTGTGCAAGATCCAGCACACTTTATGAAAAAATACTGTAACATTCAGCATCCACAAAGAGGTAGAGTAATATTTAATTTATATCCTTTTCAAGATAAAGTTTTAAATCTTTGGAAAGACCATCCTTATTCAATTGTTTTAAAATCAAGACAGTTAGGTATTTCAACATTAGCCGCCGGTTATTCTTTATGGATAATGTTATTCCATAAGGATAAAAATGTGTTATGTATTGCAACAAAACAGGAAACTGCTCGTAACATGGTTACAAAGGTTAAGTTTATGTATGATAACTTACCTTCTTGGCTTAAAATTAATGCGGATGAAAATAACAAATTATCGTTACGATTAAGTAATGGTTCACAAATTAAAGCCACTTCAGCAAGCAGTGATGCGGGTCGATCAGAAGCCGTTTCTTTGCTGATAGTGGATGAGGCAGCTTTTATTGAACAAATTGGAGAAATATGGGCATCAGCACAACAAACACTAGCAACGGGTGGTGGAGCAATAGTACTTTCAACACCGTATGGAACTGGAAATTGGTTCCATCAGACATGGAGCAAAGCAGAGTCAGGAGAAAACGACTTCTTACCAATCAAACTACCTTGGCACGTCCATCCAGAAAGAAATGATGATTGGAGAAAACGTCAAGATGAATTACTAGGTGATCCTAGATTAGCAGCTCAAGAGTGTGACTGTGATTTTAGTACTTCTGGTGATGTAGTATTTTATCCTGAATGGATAGAATTTTTAAATCAAACCACTATTAAAGAACCTTTAGAAAGAAGAGGCGCTGACCAAAATCTATGGATTTGGGAACCAGCTGATTATTCTAGAGAATATATGGTTGTGGCAGACGTAGCTAGAGGTGATGGTAAAGACTCTTCTGCTTGTCATATAATTGATATAGCAACTAATACACAAGTTGCTGAATATAAAGGTCAATTACCACCTAAAGAATATGGTTACTTTTTAACAGGTTTAGCTACTGAATATAATAACGCTATGCTTGTTGTTGAAAATGCTTCAATTGGTTGGGCTACAATAGACGCTATCATTGAAAGAGGATATAGAAATCTATACCACTCACCTAAATCAGATCAATTAACAGCTGAATCCTATTTAAGGGTATTTGAAGGTACTTCAGATATGACTCCTGGATTTACAATGTCTTTAAGAACAAGACCATTAGTTGTAAATAAATTTAGAGAATATGTTGGTGACAAAAGTGTAACTATTCGCTCAAAACGATTAATAGAAGAAATGAAAGTATTCATTTGGAAAAATGGTCGCCCAGAAGCTCAAACAGGATACAACGATGACTTGGTTATGTCATTTGGGATCGGTATGTTCCTACGAGACACGTCACTTAAGTTTCAACAACATTCTCAAGATATGACTAGAGCAGCATTAGGTAATTTTTCAAAAGGAACTACTCCATTTAAAGGAGCATATGGGTCTAATAATATTCCTAATCCTTACTCTATACAAACTAGAGATGGAGAAGAGAACATTAGCTGGCTTTTATAATATTTATAATATATTTTTATGGCAGATACTACTTTATTTAAACGTTTACAAAGATTATTTTCAACTGATGTAATTATTAGAAATCAGGGTGGAAATGAACTTAAAGTTTTAGACGTTGATAGCATCCAAAGATCAGGTGATATAGCTACTAACTCTTTGTTAGATAGATATAATAGAATTTATTCACCTAACTCAACTTCACTTTTTGGTCAACAGTTAAATATTAACTATCAATACCTAAGAACATTCATATACTCAGACTATGATGTAATGGATAATGACGCTATTGTAGCTTCTGCCTTGGATATTATAGCTGAAGAAAGTACTTTAAAAAATGAGATGGGAGAAGTGCTTCAAATTAGATCAAGTGATGAAGATATTCAACAAATACTTTATAACTTGTTTTACGATGTATTAAACATTGAATTTAATTTATGGTCTTGGATTCGTCAAATGTGTAAGTATGGTGACTTTTTCTTAAAACTAGAAATCGCTGAAAAATTTGGTGTATTTAATGTAATACCCTATCAGGCTTATAATATTGAGAGACAAGAAAACTATGACCCAGAACATCCAAATTCAGTAAGATTTGTTTACTCACCAGAAGGATTTTATGGAGGTAGTTCAGGATATTATGGTGTACCTCAAGTACAAGCTAAAATAAAAGAAGATAATACAATTGTTTTTGAAAATTATGAAATGGCTCATTTCCGTTTAATGACGGATGTTAACTACCTTCCATATGGTAGAGCATATATTGAACCAGCTCGTAGAATATTTAAACAATATTCGTTAATGGAAGATGCTATGTTAATTCATAGAATCTCTCGCTCACCTGATAGACGTGTTTTTTATATTAATGTTGGTTCAATTCCACCAAATGAAGTAGAAAACTTCATGCAGAAAACAATTTCTACTATGAAACGTACTCCATTAGTAGACAATCAAACAGGTGAATATAACTTAAAATATAACATGCAAAACCTAATGGAAGACTTTTATATTCCAGTTAGGGGTAATGATC